TGTGGCACACTATCGTACAAAGTATTTATCAAGTTTTGTCATTGTTTCTTTTTGCTGCTAACCAAGCTTGTTTTGCCCATTTAGGTAAATCTTTAAAACGATAATTTGTTAAACCAATAGGTTCGTTGTCATCTTGTACCCATTCGTCGCCGATAATATCTACACCTTGATCAACTTTAGGTAATTCTTTTATTTCTCTGTACATTGCTTACTCCTGTAATCTTTTATTGCTGCCTTAATTGCATCTTCTGCTAAAACCGAACAATGAATTTTTACTGGAGGAAGAGATAGTTCTTCTACTATTTCTGTATTTTTAATTTCAAAAGCTTCATTAATTGTCTTGCCCTTAACCCATTCTGTTGCTAAACTACTACTTGCAATAGCACTTCCGCAACCAAATGTTTTAAATTTTGCATCAACAATTCTATCATTTTCTACACGAATTTGTAATTTCATAACGTCACCGCATTCCGGTGCACCAACGAGTCCTGTACCAACATCTGCTGCTGATTTGTCTAAACTGCCAACATTTTTAGGATTATTATAATGTTCTAATACTGCATCTGTGTAAGCCATGGTTTTTTCTCCAAAAAAAAAGCTCTATAAAAATATTTATAGAGCTTTTAAAATTATATATCTAACTTAGATATAATTAGCTGAAGCTTACATTACCATTGGTAATTGCTACTTTTCCTAAATAATCAGCAGCGTTACCAAGAGATGATGCTGTATTTGTAAGTTCTACATAACCATATCGTGTCATAAAGCTCACGACTGGCTCAAATGTAGCTGGATCAAGTACAACACCACTGCTCATCAACGGAATGTATGGGCAGTAGAATGCAGCAGCATCACTTTCTGTTGAACCTTTGTATCCAATCAATACATCAGTAGCATCGCTTGCATATGTATCAACATATACTTTCATAGCGTTATTCAATGTACCAACAAATTTTGTATTAGTTGGTGCTTCAAATGTTCCTTCTGTAGTACGTGCAAATGCACTTGTTGTAGCACTTTGAAGGATTGTAAGTGCAAGTGGAGATACCACAGCCCAATTACCAGCGCCTCTTCGTGTTCGCTGTGCAATCAAGTTTGCAACTCTGTTGATCTGAACTGCAAGTGCAGCATGCTCGTCACCAACAAATGTAGCTGTACCACTTACTGCTGCCTGATCAAATGTTTCTGCAGCACCGCCTGCTAATGTCCGAAGGCTGTTAAGTACTTCTTGATCAATTTCAGCGGTAATTTCTTGGGCTAAAGCTGCCATAATTTCAGCTTCAATGTCAATTCCGTGTTGTGCTTGAGCATCTTGAGCAGCTTCAAAAGTCCATCGAGCGCTGAGCTTTCTGGTCTTTGCTTCTACAGTTTGCTTCAAGATTTGGATTGACATTCTTCTGCCAGCCGCACCTTCTAGTGCTGCTGTTGAATCAGCTTTACCATTTGGATCAGCTGCATTGTTACCTGAATAACCTTGAGCAATTTTAAATGGTGACAATGCTTCTTCGCCTGCTACAACACCTTGTGCAGTGTCAGCATATCGTACACGTAGTGTATGGATCTGGCCAACTGGTCCAGTCATTGGTTGTACCCCAACAATTTCGTTTGCAATAACTGTTGGCATTACACGTCTGATAACTGGTAAAATAACTCTATTTAAAGTTGCAACATTTCCAGCAGATGTAGCACCAGCTGATGCACTTTCAATGAGATATTTTCTTGTGTTTTCTAGTGTGGCAGCCATTACCGATTTCTTAGTGCCTTGGAGGCCTTCTAAAAGTGCAGTTCTAGTATCCTGCCAGCGACTTTCTAATAATTCTGACATTTAATTTCTCCTTAATTAAGTCCTGCAAGTCTTCGAATGTCGATGACATTATCACTTGCACTATTATTTGTTTTTGTCTGATTTTCTTTATTGCCTGTAATTTCTTTGCCTTCTGTTAAAACTGCCTTTTTTTCTTGTGTTTTGCCGTCAATGACAGCTGGTAGATATCTTTCAAATGATGATCTTAATCTATCAGTTTGTACACTTTCTAAAAGATCTAACATGATAGATTTTTGAGATTTATTTAACGGATCTGTTAGTTCTGATAAAATTCTATTGCGTTCAATTGAACTTTTAATAGAAGATAATTTTTTATCTTTTTCCGCAATAATCTTCTTTGCTTCAAGTACTGCTTGTTTTGCTTGATTAACTTGCTTGTCTTTCAAACCAACAATTTTTAACAATCTAGCAGTATCTGATTTTTCATTAAGATAACTGTTCATATATTCACTACTAAACGCTTCAAATAATCTGCGTCCGAAGTCATTTTTACGAGCAGTTTCTATGTCTTCTTTCAACTGTCCAATTTCTCTGTTTAATACTTTTTCAACTAAACCAGATACTTTGTCAGTGCTTTTTTGTACAAATGTAGCTTTAATTTTGTTAAAATGAGTTTTTGCTTCTCTTACTAATCTAACTTTAGTTTCAGCTAAATCATTCTTATCTGTCTGGAACTCAGCTATTTCTTTTGCTAGATTATCAACAATAAATTCTTCTAACATTTTAAATTTGTTAGCTACTGTTTTTTGATCCTCATGTAGTTCTTTTACTTCTTTTGCCAAGCTATTTGCTACAAAAGTTTTAAGTAGACCTGCATTTTCACGCATAGCAATTGTATATTTTGCTTTAGCTTCAATTAGTTGCTTTCGATCTTCAGCAAGTTCAGCCATTTCTTGTTGCAAACGCTCACTTACCATTTTATCAACTGCTTCAACCATTAAAGTTTTGTCATACTCGTATTTTTGAGCAAATTCTTCTCGAAGTTGAGCTGTTACCATTTGTTTATTTTCTTTAACTTTTTGGTTCCATGCTTCTTCGATTTCTTGACGCACGTCTTCTGTAACTACATCATTTTCAAATAAAGTTTTTAGTGCATCCAACATATATTCTCTCCTGTTATTGGAGTCTACTGATTATGTTAATCAGTGATTCTTTTAAGTATTTTTGTGCCTTTTTATCTTCTTTAGTTGCCTGTGCTAATTCATATGCCTTATAACCACCTCTTGTATTCATAAGATGTTCGTATATTGGAGTCGGGTAAGCACCAGGTGCGCTTGGTTGAGCAACTACATCAACTGTAATTATTTCAAAATCACTTACTTCTCCACTACCGTCTTCTTTAACATTACCCGAACCTCTACTTGAAACACCTAATTTAACACCGCTTTCAAGCATAGTCCTTACTAGTTGTCCCATTGGTGTTGGTAATATTTTCATTTTGCCGTAGCCATTTGGACCGTCCATCCACATTTCATTTATCATGTGACTTACACGATCCAAGTTGACTGTTAGACCTTCGGGATGATCTACTTCTCCGAGAACACTGTACCCACCTTGTATTTGTTCGCTGAGGGTTTTGACAGCCCTGCCAATTTCATTTACAGGATAAACACGCTGATTAGCGTTACGCACTCCACCTTGTATACAAATGCCCTTCATATACAGGTCTTTTCCTTCGTTGGCATTCTCAACGATTACTTGTGCTTGGTCAAAAGTTAAATGTTCTCGTAAAAAATTCATTCCTAGTCCTTATCTGCTGCCAACAATTGATTTTTTGTTAGCTGCGGTATCACCAGAACCTTTTTTCTCTGCTCCATGACCTTTTGGTACTGCAGTCATTTTTGTAGCAGACTTTGCTCCAGGTACATTAACATTTTTAGTGTTCATGTCTTTTTTATTCTGATCACTTACTGGATTACCGTGTAAGTTACCTTTATTAGCTTCTACACCGGCTTCAGTATCGGCTCTTAAAATATTTTGAGTCGTACCACCCATATCATTTTTTCCAGCAACTACTGATTTAGTATTAGCGCCGTTATCACCCATTTTTCCAAATTGCTGATATTCGTTTCCACCAATTTTGTTTACATACTCTCGCATTAATTCTGCATTACTTTTTTTTTGTGATTCGTATGCAAAACTTTCCTCTTCTGGCTCTTCGTCGCCCATGTCCATGTCATCTTCTTCTTCGTCGCCCATGTCCATGTCATCTTCTTCGTCGCCCATGTCCATGTCATCTTCTTCGTCACCCATGTCCATGTCACCCTCTTCGCCTGCCATTAGTTGTTCAAACTCAGCTTTAAGGTCAGCTAATTCTGCTTCAAGATCTTTAATGTCATCTTGTGTTACAGGCTCGTCACCGTCCATGTCAGCATCCATGTCCATATCACCTTCTTCGTCGTCCATGTCCATTTCCATGTCATCCATTGGATCTCCGCCCATTTCCATGTCATCATCAGCTTCTACTTCAAATTCGTCAAGATTAAAATTTTCATCAACTTCTTCATCATCTGATTCATCAACTTCTTCGTCATCTGATTCATCAACTTCTTCGTCATCTGATTCATCAACTTCTTCG